ACTTCTTTTTCAGATCTTGCATGTCCAGAATGTACTGGGAAATATACGACAGTTGTATTCGCAGATACAAGGTCTGCTTCCATCTTATATCCAGCAGCCTTGAACAAGTGAATCATTGGGTCAGTATTCCCAAAACGAATTGCTCTCAAGAAATAGTTTCCGCCTGGAGCCCAGTGTACTCCTGGAGTTGCGCCAGAAAGAATTGATACAGACCCTGATGGTTTAACAGTTGTGACTCTAATGGAATCACGAACACATAACCACTCTGAATATTGATGATCATACTTACGGATAGTGTTATATCCTTCGTCCATCCATTCACGCACAACAGGCAAACCAAATTTGTCTGAGAATGATGCTATACCTGTAAGTGATGTTCCAATACGACGATTACGTTGCATAATACCATTTGTCTGTTGCCAGTGTGTAGGGATTAGCGTTACAGTCTTGCCATAGAGGTAGGCAAACTTAAGGGTGCGTAGAAAGTCCTCCTTGGATTCATGACGATTTAAATGTACCTCGACTAAGGTGCACAATTCGTATGATTCCAATGGCTGCTCTGCACAAGGATTAAATCCCATTACACGGTAGTCTTTACCATCTGGTGCATCCTTAAGTCTGCCATAGTTTCTAGCAACGTCAAGCCAAATGAATCCTGGCTCTCCGTTATCAACGATTAGGTCTACGTAATCTTCGTACTTTGTACCTACCGTCGCAGAAATAGAGTTGTTAGACATCCAAGCCCAACCTGGCTTTTCTGGATCAAATGAGTTACGATCTGGAAAAACCTCAGCATTCTTCAAATTCATAAAGTCTTGATCTTCTGCTCCACCCAAAGCCAATGTCGCAGATCGTCTGACATTTCCTGATACCACACAGGTACCAATGAGATTAACGATGTCTACTATTGCTCTTGAATCTAGGGTTTCTCCTGCTCTACCGCCGATTACAGACGTGATCTGCTTGTGTAGTTGGATAAGTGGTGCAGGACCGCTTGCAGTGCCTCCAAAGCCCTTGATAGGTGCTCCTAGAGGTCTAATAAGGTCATAGTTAAACTCCTGAATATACATATTAGGCTTTAAATATGAGTTTATAAGAAGTCTAACGGATTCTACCCATCCCTCCCGTGTATCTGGGATTTCGTATACCTGTGGTGGCTCTGTTGGGCTATAAATAGGCAAATTCTTGTCTGCTCCGACAGTATCAAACCCTACACCTACACCCATCATTAGGGCATCCATAGTCCAAGCAAATAGAGCACCTGGGTCATTGCGATCAATGTCTTTAGTAGATACCATAGCGCAGTTTTGTAGTGCTGCTGAATTCTTCTTTTCCATTGTAAGTGCCGTGCCAAAAGACCATAGGCCTCGTCCTGGTGGTGTCCACTTTAAATTAAACAATCTATCAAAGGCTTCTTTTGCAGATGACTGTGCCTTATAGTCATTCCAAGGTAGTCTGTTTTCTTTTGCGTGATTCTTCTGGGCTGAGTACATACCCTCGATTACTCTACGACAAACCTCATGCCATCTTTCTTTAGTTCCATCTTCCTTCATACGGGAGTAGGTGCGAATAAATGTAATCTCTCCTAAAGAATTACCACCAGCGTCTGCAAAACCAAATGGCGGTTCCTTTGTTTTATACTCACTTATGAACTCTTCAGACAAACGAAAACTAAAAAAATCAGACACAGATATGCTCCTTTAAAAACTGTTATTGATTAAGTATACCAGAGTTTTTATTTTTTGTAAACTCTAATTGTATTATTGAGGGTTATGGTTTTAGTGAATCCAGTGTTGCGGAACCATATACTTAAAACCACTCTTAACTAAGTGTGCAGTATGGTGATATGGTGGTGATGGTGGGAAAATAATTACACTACCCGCTTTTGGTTTTACAGCAAAACTATAAGACTTATTTTGTTTTGCAACTTCAAAATCTTCTGCTGGAGTTCCACCTTGAATTACTCCTTCTGGATTTCTAATTGAGAACGAAATCTCTCCACCTTCGTAATCATCATTAAGGTACATAACTAAAGAATACTTAAGTCTTTCGTCACCTTCTTGCTGATCAAAGTGTGCTCCCATAAAGGTTCCAGCCTTGTACTTTTTAATAGGGTGTACTGGAAAAAGTTTTGGATCATCAGTATTACCCATAGCCTCAGCATAGTCTCTTGCTACAGCATGCATAGCATCATTGATTGTGTTATAAATATAGTCATACTCTTCGTTATCAGAATCTCTCATATGTCTAGGCAAGATATCCTTGCTTTCTCCATAAACATATTCTAAACCACTGCATGCCATCCACTCGCCCCAAACACTTGAGTCCAAGTTGTCAATCGCAGCAACAAGTTTCTTAGGATCTGCTATAACATCTGTATAGTAGTAAACTTTTTCTTCTAGTATTTCTTTATTCATAACCACTCCTTTAGTATTTGTTGTTATCGTAAAAGCCTCTTACTTTTACAAACCCAACTAAAACGTATCTTACTGGACCTGCTCCAACAAACCTTACTCCGTGTTCATATTCTTCGTTGCCTGGGAATACAAGAAGGTCTCTTGGTTTTGGACGTAAATCTATATCTTTGTTTTTAAAGAATAGGGTTCCATCCGCATAGTCATCGTTAAGATATAGTATAGCAGCATATTTAATTGATGGGTCTGTGTGCTGATCTGTATGTGACTTTAATTGAACCCCTTCTTGCATTCTTTGTAATGTTGCAAAGCCTGCTAACTCTAAACTAGGATCTGCTTTCTGTAAAAGATTGTGAAACTTTGTTTGAAGACTAAGCGCCAATGGGGACCCAGAAACATCATAATTTTTGTCATCCCATCCAAGGGTAATCTCGTACTTTCCTTCAGCAACAAGATTTTCTACGTCATCTCTACCAAACTTTTCCAAGCAGAATTGCTTGAGATGTTGTCTGTAATGAATTGACCAATCTTCTTCTGGAGTTTCATCAATAACTTTCCAAACCTGAGCAAATTCATCCTCTGTCATATAATTATGGACAACAAGAACTTCCATATCATCACGCCACCTACTTGTTTCGTAGCCTGCTTCCTGAAACTCTTTTTCCATAAATAGCATTGACATTATTCCTCAACCTTGTACTTATTTCCGTCTGGGTCTAACTTATACCCTTCCTTTAATAGTTCTTGCCATTCTGCTTTTTCTTTTGCTTGATAGGCTCTTGTTTCTTCCATCTCTTTAGCCCAAGCGTCTCTTAACTCTTGTGGATAGGCATCTTCTTCACGATCATCCCAGAATGAACCTAGGGTGTACCTAACGCCTTTAGTAATCATAGTGACTTCATGCATATTATTAAACCCGCCATCAAATGCGGCAAGCATACCAACTTGTGGCTTAATAGAAACATCGTTTGATGGGAAGTTTAGTAGACCACCTTCAAAGTCATCGTTTAGATATAAGAACGCAGCATATCTACTTCTTGTAAAAGCACCTGAGTTTCCTTTTTCATCTGTGTTATCAGAATGAATACGAGCATATGCTCCTGGTTCCCATTTTTGAGTATGATATCCAATTTGACAAATAATCTTTGGATCAAGGTCATGAACACTTGCAACAGCATTAATGATTCCTTGTTTCATATCAGAAAATATTGTTGGTGCTAAACCTTCTGCAATAATGTCCTCGTCATTATCTTGAGGCAACACTGATGAATATGATTCATAGAATGAGATTGGTGTCCATGATAGTTTTCCACTCTCTGCATGCTTATCCAAAATCTTAATTAATTTTGCAGCAGTATCAGCATCGATAAAGTTTTCATAAAGAACTAAGTCCTTATTTACTCTTTTCTTATTGGTTAAATTCATTATTTATTCTCACTCCTTCTGGGATTTCGAATCTATTTGGAACAGAATTACGGAACTTTTCCATAATTTCATCCTGCATTGAAGCCCATACTTCTTTGCCATATTCTTTTTCTTTTTCAAACCACTCTGGCGCACCGTTAGCATACTTTCTCCAATACATTCTAGAGAAATATTTATGACCTTGAGTTGGAGCAACAACTCCATGTAAGTATACCTTCTCGTCCTTAGTTAATACCTCTGGATGTCCAGATGGGAATACTAACCAATCGCCAGCCTTTGGCTTATAACTATACAGTTCATTGCCTGCATAGAAATCAATTTGACCACCTTCGTAGTCATCATTAAAATATGCATTAACTGTTACTGCAAATTTATATCCTGGACTTGTTATTGGCTCTCTAATATAATCAGAATGATATGTCATCGCCATTGGGTGTTCCCAAGAGGAATCATACTTACAGATAGATGGACCATACATTTGCCATCTAGGCAATCTATTGCCATCCTGGTCTTCAGTCATCTCTTCTTCATCAAAACCAAACTCTGCACCAAATTTATCTAAATAGTCTCTACCAACTTTATTGTAACCATTCCATAATTCCTGCAAGAAGTATTTATGATCTTCTTGTGCTGGAGTATTTGCCTCCAATTCGTCAATTGCTTGCTGATTAAATCCTCTAGGAAAATTACCTGGAATTGTTGGATTCAAGTAATCGCCAAATATAGACCATCTTGTCCATTCGCTTAGAAGTCTATCTGGGTCATTACTTGTTGAGTCTTTAAGAATTTGCTCTACCTTTTTGGCATCTTCAAAAACATTTCTATAAACTACAATCTTTGGATATATCTCTAATACTTCCATAGTCACTTCCTAATCCCATTTTTTGGATCCCACTGTCTGATTGCCTCATCATTTGGGAAAATTCTATCATATTTTTTATTAAAATCTGGCTTCTCTTCTCCAGTATGCTCTAAAATCTCCCAGAAAAATGGACAGGTATATCTAAATCCTTCTCGTATTTCTGTAACTCCATGCACGTAATTCATATCTCCAGGGAAGAAGTATGCGGAACCTCTTTTAGGTTTAAACTGTATACCCTGGTTTGGAAAATATAACTCTCCGCCCTCGTAGTCATCATTAATATAAAATAAACTTGCTATATCATAATTAGGAAAGTCATTTGGCGTTCCTGCATCTGGTCCAGAGTGCAGTTCTTTATCTGCATGAGGTAATTGGAACTGTCCTGGATTCCACTTTACTATTGTTTGTCCAGTTGGCTGAACCTTTACCTTAAAGAAATCTTCAATAATTGGTTGCAGTCTATTAAACAAACCCACAATAACTGGAACAATCTTTGGATCATTTTGATTTAAAGATGGAGCACTGCAGACTCTATCTTTCCAGTAATCAGCATCATAGGTGATGGTACCATTTTCATTTTTATGGCTTTCTGTAATATCCCAGATTGTTAAATTTCTTGCTGCATTATCTAAAAAATCAACTTCTTCATCTGTCATAAAGTTTTGTAATTCAATAATGTTATCTGGTCCACTGCCGAAAAATCCTGACGGTGTAATGGATGGGTGTCGTATTGCTAAAACTGCATCTTCTGGCTTCATAATAAGATTATATCACAGGTTAATGCTCCTGGATTTTTGCCTCCACTTCTAGTTTTGTAAGAAATCTTTCGACATCAAAACGCCAGTTATCTCTACCAAATGACTGTGCGATTTTGAGGCATAGTTTTTCATAGTCTTCTTTATTAAGTTTATCTTTGATAGCATATAGGGCATCAGTTGTATCAATGTAGTTTTGTCTAACAAAAGATGGATCCCCTGCCTGATTT